GGTTTTGAGGGCGATTGCAGTTTTTCCGTGAGAAGGTTCACCAACGAGTTCGTTCCACTGGTTTGTAGGGAAACCGCCTCCGAGGATATAGTCAAAAGTTGTAGAGCCTGTTGTTGCTCTTTTGATAAGGTCATTACGGATGTCTCCTCCGATTACTACGGTGTCTCCACCGAAGCGTTTGTTTAATTGTGCCATTACTTTCAAGGCATCTGGATTAATCATGGGTTTCCTCCATTAGGTCGTAAATAGAAACCCAGTCTTCGCCACGCCAGAATCCTGCGGAACCATTGTGAGTTTCAACAATTCCTTCACGAACTAATATGGCTACAATTTCTGAGCGAGCCTGTAGCCACTCTGCACTAAGTTTATTCATTATCCATCAATCCTTCCGATGATTCCTTGTGGGTTCCAGTTGCTTTGTACATCATTTCCTGCCGCTTGCTTGGCAGCACCATCAACATGAGCACCCGTAAGCGAGCCATACCTCGAACCCGATTGCTGAATGGGATACCCACAGTCATAACATCTAGGTGCCGCATTTTGAACCGCCATGTAATTGGCAGAATTACACTCAGGACATGTCTGAGTCTGTCTCGCACTTTGTGCTCTCTCCGTTGGGTCTGGAGAACGTTGAAAGGAAGGCATCTGAGCCATCGGTTGTTGGCTAGGAGGCATCATTGGTGATGGGTCAGGACGACTTGTTTGTGGTTGTGGATTACCTAGTTTTTTAGCCCACCAGTCAGCGTTATTCATCTTTTTCCTTTCGGCAGTTCTAGAAGACCAAGGTCTACCATTTGTGACACTGAGCCTACTAATAGATGTGCCATAGACTCTTCAAATACTTTACGGGTTTCACGAGTCATACTATCCACCATTTTGGACAACTCAGGATTTTTTAATAGTTCTTCTGGTGGAGCCATGGTGGAGACAAAAGCCTCAGAGAATAATGCGGCGTACCCGTAAAGGAGAGGTATTAGAAAACTAATTCGTTCAACACGAAGGTCGCTCTCTTCTTCTTCACGTTCAAGAAGTTCATCGCTAATTGGAGTACAGCCAAGTTCTACGCTGATGCTATCCCCATCTGGAATCTGGGAGTCTAAGATAAACTCTCTCAAATGGGTTTTTATCTGCTTGACAGAAGTTATCTTCTTGTACTTTGGAGTTCTTCTTTTAAATAAGGTCATTTGGCTTCTCCCCATTTATCCACAATGTGTATGTCTGCAATCAATGGCACGGTAATCTCTCTAATTTTTATTCCTTCCATTGAGTTACGGATAGCCTCTGCGGTCTCTTCAGCACGGTCCTCAGGTGTAATGGTCACAAGTTCGTCATGAACTGTAAGAATAATATTAATGTTTGGCTCATCCAAGAAGCAAGAGTGGGCACGAACTAATGCAAGTTTCATAACATCTGCGGCTGACCCTTGAATCATGGTATTAAACGCCTGACGTTCAGCACGAGACAGTTCAATACGGTCATTGCTCTTTAGTCCAGGAATGTACCTGCGACGACCAAAAATGGTTTCAACATATGGAAGGCTTCCACTGTTTTTAGCGGCTCTAACTACCCGTTCCTTGTACTTGGTAATAGAGGCAAATTCAGCCTCAAAACGCCTCAGGAGGTCTTTAGCCTCTTGAACCGAACATCCTATGGATGAGGCAATTTTGTCAGGTCCTACGCCATATGAGATGGCTAGAACTAGTACCTTACCAGCCTTACGGTCTACGCCCATGGTGTCACCGATTGTGGTGTAAATGTCGCCACCATTTAGGTAGTTATCAACAAGTCTAGGGTCTCTAGAAAAGGCGGCAATAATACGGGGTTCAATTTGAGAATAGTCAGCAACTACTAACTTATGCCCAGGAGGTGCTACGAATAGGTTACGAACCAACTTGCCATAATCACCTGAAGAAGGAATGTTTTGTAGATTGGGCTCGCTAGATGAAAAGCGACCAGTCTCAGCACCATGAGACTTGAAGTTAGTGTGAACACGACCATTGATAAGTAGGGACTTCTTTTCTACAACAGTTTTCTTACCATTTGTTTCACGCTCCACCATGCCTCCTTTGTAAGGAGTTACATAAGTAGTCATCAACTTATTCAAGTCAGCGTATTCAAGTAAAGCATCTACGAGGTCATCTTTACCACGGTAATACTCTAGGGCTTCTGCACCTGTCGAGAAATGAGTGGCAAGAAGTGGCTGTTTGGCTTTTGCGGCTTCAACACCCTTGTCAGTTAGAACTGTTTTGTTGATGTTGTTGTTGATGTAAATAGATGGAGTTAGACGAGGTGGTTTGCCATTTACTTCAGTAAAAAGCAGTCTTTGCTTTTCTTGAACAGGGTTGATTGCAAATGCTTCGCCAGCAACTTTGAAAGCCTTGGCTTTAGCGGCTTCTTTATCATTGCTAATCTGTTCTGCAAGAGTATCTAGCATGGCAGTATCAATGTACGCACCAGTAAGTTCCATGTCACAAAGTACAGACGTAATGTCCATCTCTAAACGCCAAACGTTATTTAGATTGCCTGTAATCTTTTCAGACAGAACCTGATAAAGTTTCCAAGTTAACTCTGCATCAATACCAGAATAATTAGCAACATCAGAGAAACTGTGTAAAGCGACATTCTCACCAATTCCTTTTTCCATGTCCACGCCAAGTTCACGCTTAACGCAGTCTTTTAGACCTAGACCCATTTTTGCGGCTAGGTTGTTAATAATAAATGAGGCAGTCAGCGTGTCAAAGTAAGGCTTACTTGGTACACGACCTTTGTAATACTTAGCAATTGATTTCAAATCAAATTTAGCATTGTGAGCAATCTTTAGTTTGCTACTAAACATCAATGGCTCAATAGCGTCAAAGACTTGACGGGGAGTTAACTGTGCTGGGGCTTCGCTAAAGCGTGGAACCCATTTACGCTGGTCTTTGCTGTAATGAGCATCAGTTATTTCTTTGCCTTCAGCGAGGCGACGTTTGCCGTCAATAAGAAGGGGTTTATCATAACCATCTAGTTCACCATTAGGGTGACCCATAGGAATGACATCGGTGCGACCTTCAGTCGCAAAAGAAATCCAGCAAACATCGTTGATGACTGGGTATAGGCGATTCTCGCCGATTGTTTCAACGTCAAATGCGAACGCATCGACTTTAGAGTAATACTCTACAAATTCTTGTAACTGTTCGACAGTTGTAATGATATTCATGTTAGCCCTGAAAGAAGTAGTGTGGGGGACAAGACCGAGAAAGGAAAGAAGTCTCATCCCCCACATTGGTGGAGTGGATTTAGGAAACTAGTTGACGAGCCAGTTTCAGCAGTTCTTCACGGGGGCTAACGTATACTGCTGAGTCATCGAATTTAATTGCTGTTGCAATAGCAGATTCGATTTCTTCTACGTCTAGTTCCCACTCCTCTGCAAGGTCCATAGCCTTTACACGCTCAACGATGTATTGAGTGGTAGTAGCGGTACCTTGACGAGACATTGCCCAATAGAACTTGGACAGTGGACCAAACTTAGGGTCATCATTCTTCGCACGAAGAATCTTAGCCAAAGTAGGTGTTGCGGATAGAATCTGCACGTTTGGCTCTTCGTCAGTAATAACTAGAACGTTGAACACGAAACGTGGGCGAGGCTGGTCACCAGCAATAGTACATAGTGGGCAGTCCTCACCAAGGCAGACGAATGAACGCTTACCTTCAGTGCGGTTAATCCAGTGCTGTTCGTAAATCATGAACGGTGCATCGTCCAAGAAACGAACTAGCCTAGGCTGTTCCGCAATCTTGAAGTCTGTAGGGTAAGCCCCTGCTTCCTTCTTTGGCTTGAGGAACTTGTCTGCAATGTCCCAGCCAGACTGAACAGTCGTGCCGTGCTTTGCAGGGATGTTTTCGTTCTCGTCAACAAAGTAGTTGTTGGCGTTAACAGATGGGTCATTTACCATAGTGGTATTTTCCTTTTCGGTATTAATCGGTACTAATCGGTTTGATTTGTTGCATCTTTCCAACGACGAACAATGTCATTGGTTAGACTTTGGTGCTTTTTCCACTCTACACGAGCAGTGCCTAAAAGTCCACGTCTTGAAAACTCTTCAATGGCAATCAGGATAAGTTCTCGTGTATAAACACGATTACCTAATACCTTTTTACCATTAAGTTCTTTAGAACGCAAACGGTAGGGAGCACCAGGGATGTAACCCTTCTTCTCCCACAGGCGAATAGTGACAATCTCTTTTTCCAGTGCTTGTGCTAACGCACTGATTGTAAAAAGTTCTGTCTCTACTCCTTTGACAAGTTTAATGATTGGATTTTCGTCCCAACCATTTGACTCGCCCAAGATTTGTTTCTTACGCTTAACAGCCTTTTCAGTTGGCTCTCTGCGTTTTTGTTTAGAACCAGGTGCACGGTCAAGACCCTCAAATGCTTCGAGGATTTCTTTTTCCGAACGTAATCCTGGCATCTTACTTCTTCAAAATGTCTAGTGCCCAGATTACCTTAGTAGGGAACATCTCATCAAGTTGCTCCTCAGTAATACGCTCTTCGTAATAGGCAGCCATAAGAGCACCCTCATTGATTACACGCTTCATTTCATAAACGTCTAGACCAATGCCAGTCTCTTCGATGATACGGTCAGCAACTTCTTCATTCAAAGCACGCTTTGCACGACGGGTTTTCTGTACACGCTGGTATTCACCGATTGGGCTGTCCAAGTAAACACTTAGACTTCCTGCGGTGTCTTCGTTACCTTCAGTCTCTACGTTAGCAAAAATCTTTTCACGAAGTTCCTTTTGACGGGTCTCCATGAAAGAAATGCTTTCCTTCAACTTTATGTACTCGCTTACCTGAGACTGTAGGTCATCAGGGTTTGAAAAACGGGTTCCTTCTTCTTCGATTCTTTCAGCCA